CCTACTTTTAAAACATAACCAACTTGCGTAGAAACTTTATTCTGTTCTACGATCTGATCCGGTAAATAAACCCCAGATTCTGTCTTACCTTTGCCTCTATAAGGCAAAATAAGTATTCTCCACCCAGTGGGGGACGGCATTCGGTCCAATAAAGAACCATCAATTGCATCTGGATTAAGCACTTTTGGAGCTTCATACGCTTCCGAAAGGTTTTTTACTGCGTCTTTAACGCTTGTCAGGTCAACTTTAGTCAACACTTTGCTCCTGTTTATCTAGCAGGCTCTTGAGTTCCTGTTCCACATGACTCAGGGCTTCCATATTACCCATAAGCTCACGATATTGTTCCATAGACTTAACATTGCCGTACATCATTAGGTCAACAACGCCCTGTCTACGCTCTTTTATAATGCGAAAAACGGCTTCCGCAATAAAAATTTCGTTCATTTCTTAAAAAATCCTATAAAGTCTAGTTTTTTATAGGAAAAATTAAGAGGATATGCAAGAAGTTCTAGCTTAACCACCCGTAAATCTTTTTTGTTTCCTTTATTCGGTGATCTAAACCGTTGTAACCGCCGTTAACAACCCTAGTAACACGCTTAATAGTATCATCATTGACACCTTCGTCGCATATTTTCCATATTTTGTTACGTTTGAAGAACCACAAGGCTGAATCCATCGCATAATCGTGAGCTACCATGTCTGGATCGTCCATTACCTCTGGCAACCTCATGTCACTTGCAAACATTCTATAATTGTCCCTATGCGTGAGTTGAAGGAAACCTCTGCCGCGCCAAGCGTAACCTTGTCCATCGTTCCCGCCACGGTGTCCGTATACCTTATCCGCAAGGGCTTTGGGGTTTCTAGCGTAAGGCTCTGCCTCTTCTGCCGTTTTAAAATACTTACCAAACACTTTTAAACAAGCATCTACAGAATAATTTAAATTTTCTGAGGTATACTTAAAAGATCCGCTTTCATGCACGGTTTGGCCTAAAAGATGTGCCCCACGTTCCGGAGACAATTCAAAATGAGAAACAATAGCTTTTGCCGTATTTGGCCCAAAAGCCCCATCCGGCTTTACGCCGCACTTCTCTTGTAATAATTTTAAGGCTTCAAACGCCATCAGTCTTTCCCCTTTTTGCTAACAGGTCGTCAAGATTTTTTTCTTTGGTGCCACCGTCGTAAGACCAAGCATAACCCTTGTTGACCATTATCTCATTTATAGAAATTTCATCTTCGTCTGTTTTGTACAACCAACCTAGCATACGACCATACTTACCATCTTTTTCAGTTCTGACTGTAAGCTTTGTTGCTTCCATAAGATGCATCTCTAAAAACTCCGAAGCCTGAAACCCCATTTCTTTTTCTTTGGCGTCTTTAGTTCTCTTCTCAGGTGTGTCTATGCCTGCAAGTCTCACACGTTCTTTCTTTGTAAGACTAAACCCAAGATCGATGCTGATATCAACAGTGTCACCGTCAACAATTCTGTCCACAGACTTTACAAAGTAAGTATACATTACTTTCTCCTAGTAAATTGTTTGTACCCTTTGACACCAAAAGAGGCTGATATGGCTATACCCAAGCTGTAAAAATACCAGTCTGGTGCTTTGTGAAGCTGCTCAAAGCCTCTATCCACAATACCTTCTGCTCCCGGTATAAAGGCTAAAATTAATGGAATTGACAAAACAATAACAAAAAATTCGTCCTTCCAAGAAGTTTTAGAATTTTCTGCCATAATCCGTTCCCAGTCAGCAACGCTAGTCTTTTCTGACAATAATATCTTTGCCTTTGCTTCGGCCTCTGTAAGTTTTAATTTAGCTTCTGCAGCTTGCTTTGTAGTTTTTGCATCAAGCCAACTACTGGCTAAACCTGCAACTGGCCCTAATAATTGTCCTATCATTTGTTAGACCCCATGTTTGTAAAACCGTAGTAAGCAGCAACTATAGCAGCAATACTGACGTAATAAATGTTACTCATACTAGAAAGCATTTCTGACGCTCTAGGTAACTCCATCCACTCTGTAAAAACTACGCCAAACGGAAACACTAACATACCAGTTAAGCTAAACCATGCCATTCTACGTTGAGCATCACGCTTGGCGTCAGCGTCAATCATGATCCTACGTCGATCTTCAAGCATTATTTCGCGCTCTTCAGGATCAATTTTTCCGTTGTCGTTTAAATCGTATTTTGCTTTGGGCATCTGAATACTCCTGTACTATCTTCCTGTTATACCCCAATATAATCAACTTACCATTTTTATCATAACCTGCAAACTTCTTGCCATGATCCACTATTGTTGGCTGTTCACTTCTAGGCAAGCCACCTTCATCGAGTTGTGTGTCACCATTATTTTTGCCTTTTCTGCCTCTATCTGACATTCTTCTTTGTCCGAATATGTGCCTATCTGATAATATTTTAAACTATCTGTATTTACAAAATGAAGAAAAACCAAAACGTATATCATCTGAAATAGTCCCTCACATCTAACCAACCCATGTAATGCAAGTAACCCGTGGCACCTATAAAAGTAAAAATTAGCAGAACTAAAATACCTACTATCGTAATAACTAATTCTTGTCTTTGAATAGCGTCTCTTCTCGCTTGAGCTTCCGCCTCACGCTTTTCCTGTAGAACCTCTTTTCTTATGCGAAGCAAAGCCTGCCACTGGCTTAAACCCAAATTATTAGTTACCCACTCTCGCAATTCTTCTTCGGCTTGAGCAGCCTCGCGTTCTTTAGCCCAACGATCTAAAGCAATAGAATTTACATCTTTGGTGGTCACACCCTTTTTTTGTAATTTTTTCTTAGCTGCATCCGTTGCATCAAAAAACTGTCCAATCTGCTTAGATAAACTTGCGACGGTCTTGCCTGCCGCGAGACCAGATTTGAGTCCGGCCAAAATTGTCAACGGATCCATTTTTACATACCGTCTTTGCGAGTAAACTCGACAGTTTTCTCCAAAACAGCTATACGACCTTGTAATTTAACAATAGCCATCATGTGTTGCGCCATGCCACCAATGTCTTGGTGAATTAAATCTACCTCATCCCAGATTTCATTGTCAGCATCTTCCATGTCTTCATACACTTCAGATAATATATCAATGATTTCTTGAAGATCCTCAGTATTTCTCTCAACATCTCTAATGAGATTCGTTCTGTCGGTAGCATTGTTCTCTACCGTTAAAACGTTCACAGTCTCTTCAAGATTCTGTATGGTACTTGCTTGCTGCGCCGTCCACCAAATAAAACCACCGATCTGAGCGATTACTATGCCCACAACCGCGATTGAAACTTTTGGCAGCTTGTCAGACAATGGTCTTTGGTCTTACTTTTGGACGCTTCATTTGAGGCAAATCATCTTTAGGTGTTTCTTTAGACTTTTGTTTTGCCCTTTCTTTAGCTTTTTTCTGAAGCAGTCTCATTTCAAACGTGCTTTTACGAAGGTCATCAGCCTCCATCATATCAAGCAAACCTTTGTAATAATCCATATCTGTATTTTCTGGCATAACCTTGTCCTTTTTAAGCGCTAGTGAACCGTGAGCCGCGTAGTGCCGCCCCCATGCCACGCTTCTTGCCTGTTGTGACTTTCGCTTTAGCCGTATTAGGCGTTGGTACATCCTCTAACTGACAATAAGGAATTTTCCCCTGACCCTTAATATCAGCAAAATTTTGCGGTGTTTGTGCCGCTTTTGGTGTATTCGTTACGATTTTAACACTTGCCATTACTGACCCCTTTGCTTCAATAGTTCGCGCTGCATTGCGCTATCAATTCGTGCCGCCGTCTGCGCTTCCTGACTCGCGAGCCTCTTATCAAACTGTTCGGCCCGCATCTGTTGATTCTGAGCATCAAGCTGCACTTTTGCCTGATCGATCTGAGCATCTGCTTGCTGCGCCTGTGCCCTGATCTGTAACTCCTGTTCTTTTAACTTTACCAGAGGATCGGGTCCCTGACCAGATACTTGTGCACTTAACTGCTTCAATTGCTGCATTCCTTGTGCAATCCCCTGTGCAATCAATGCCTGCATCTGCATCTCTTGCTGCTCTACAGGAACAGGACCCGCCTGCGCCATCTGAGCCATAGCCTGCTCCTCGGCCTGTAACTTTACATGCTCCATCACATGCTTCTGTATCGACATCGCAACTGGAGGCATACCGCCAATCATAGGACTGGACGCAAAAACCAAATGTGCCATAATATGAGCCTGATGATCCTGACCCTGAAAAGCCGTTAACTCTATCATATCCATAGAATTTATATTCTCTGACGCAGGGTCCGTGGGCACCGGTTCTTCGTCCGGAACCTTCTTCATTAAACGATCAACATCTGTCACACCAATCGCTTCATACATATCACGGTATACTTCATGCATGTTATGCAACTCCGGAGCCGCACCCGCTAACTGCATCTTGGTCTGAGCCAACGCTATACGCTGTGCCTGACTGAACGTATTTGGATTACTTACAGGAACCACGTCTATGCGATCATCAAAATCAGACGCCATTATCGCCTGATCTCCATTCTCTACAGAATAAGGATACTCCTGCGGTAAGAAATCACTCATTACACGAGCAAGCAACTTAAACTCTATCCGCATCGCATAATGCAACCGCTTGTGAACAGCACTCATTACCCGTGTGCCTTGCTCCAACATAGCCAAAGTTGTGCCGACAGCCGCGCTCTGATTACCGTCTCCAACCTTCATATCTGTAATAGTCGCGAACCTCTGACCCGCCTGAACTACAAAACCCAACAAGTTAAACAGTGTCTGATCGGGACCCTTAAAAGGCAGCGGCATGAGGCTATCTCTAATAGCCCCACCGGGTGCGTCAACATCTCGAAACTCACCCGGCTGCAAAGGATCGTCATCATCACGAATCCTCAAACCACGAGCTTTAAAACCCGCAGGAAGATTTGACAATGTACCTGCATCGATCAACTGTCGCAGTGCCGCTGTGGCGGTCCGGGAGAGGCCGCCAATCGTGTGTATCAGACCCAAACCATAAAAACCAAAGCCCGGTAAAAACTTGTAGTGTACAAAATATTGTATCTTGCGCTTCAACTCATCATCTTCACGATAATTACGACGAATCGACAAAATCTGACCATTATCCTGCGAAATCGTTACTATGTAAGGAACCTTAATACCCGTAGGCTCCCCATCTTCGTCCATGTCCTCAAAACCATCCAGATCCAAATCCGCATGAAATTCAATCAAAGTACAGTCATAATCCACACTACTCGGCTCAAAACCAGTAATACGGTTCAATTCACCCTGAACTTCATCCGATTCAGACTGTTGTGGAATAACTGGTATATCACGGTATATCCCCGCAAGTTGCTGCTTACGCAAATCGTTCAAATTCATACGAATGACATGCGCTATGTTCGAACAAGTGTCTAAATCAGAAGTCTCATAAGGAACCACTAAATGCTCCGCAGGGACAAACTTACTTACCGCACGACCCAAAACTTCATCATAATACACCTTCTTAAACGTACTACCGGCCAATGGAAGATAAAATAACATCTGATCCATGTCAGGCGTGTAATCTTCCATTACCGTCGTGATGTAGTAGTTCATAAAGTTACGAACACGAGAAGCCTGATCCTGCTTCTCCCGCGTCTCATCACCCAAAATAGCAGTACGGACGGGACCCGACGAAGGTAAAAGTTCATTAAAAGCCTGCGCCTGAAACTGAGTCGCCGCCTCCGCAAGTAACGGGTGAGTCACCCCAGAGGCTCCACGAAACGGTTCCGTCCGTTCCTCATAATTGAATCCAAGAAGCTCCAAACCATCAGTGTAAGCATCCTCCCACTCCTGACGACCGGCCTTGTTTGCATCAAACTCACCCATCAATTCAGAAGATATCGCTCCTAACTCACGGTCATCCATGCCTTCAGCCAAATTCTCGCTAAAGCCCATGTCCTCTTTTTCTTCCGAAGGATCAAAATCTACGAGAACGCCACCGTCCTCCTCCGTTACAATCTCTATCTCCTCTTCGCCCTCAAGCATCAAAGGAGTCTCTCTCGAATCAGGTATCTCTAATTCTAACTCTGCAGACAGATCATCCTCATCCAATTGTGATGGAACATTCGTGTCCATTAGTCCGCCAATAGGTGCTCTCGCCATAGAACTCTCCTAGTAATATGCCCTCACTGTAGCAGACTTTTCATCATCTTGCCAATCATCTGTTGGTAGTTGTACAAAATTACCCTGACGATACCGCATTAATGCCTGTGTCATGCTATCTACTAAATCGTCATACTCCCCTTCCGGAAAAGCCGCAACCTCCTCAATTAACTCCTCCGCCCAAGTCTCATCCGGTGCCCAAACCATACCCGCCTCAAATAACGGACTCACAGAATGTACCCTCGTCAACTTGTCGTTCCCCTTACTCGGAGTAAAATTTACAACAGGTATTCCCGTCTGACGCATTTCGTGAGTTAAAGGCAGTCCGCTTGCTTTCGCCTCAATAATAACCGTGTCAGGCTCCCAATACTGATACTCTTCAAACGCCAGTGCCTTTAACTCAGGGAAATCATAACGCCCTTTCTTCGCATCTAAAAGGATTAAATTAGGTGGACCACCCTCTTCTGGAAAAAAAACACCCCACGTCGTTATCGCACTGTAGTCCGAACGCTCCCGCTTCGTAAACGCCGTGTCCAAACTCTGTATCACATACTGTAACTGAGGAATCTTCTCCCCCTCCCAAACTCGCCACCACTCACGTGGAATAATCGCATTCTCCTCACCCGTAGGATTTTGCTGATACTGTGCATTCCACTTACTCGTGGGAATAGATGCGCGAACCGCGGTCAAATCCTCAATACTCCAAAACTCCGGCCAACACGGTTTGCCATCATCAAATATCGCAGGTAACTCAACAACCTCCCACTGATCCGCTAACGGATCTTTAGCCATTGCCCTCAATAACTGACCCGTCATGTCCTTCTCCGACCAACGCGTCTGAACCAAAACTATACTACCTCCCGGCTGTAGACGTTGTCGGGGACCCCCAGTATACCAATCCCACGCATCATCAAATCCACTACTGCTCATCGCAGTCTGCTCCGAATGCGGATCATCAATAATTACCAAATCACCACCACGACCCGCTAAGTTCGAACCCACACCAACAGCATAATACATCCCGCCACGGCTCGTGTCCCA